AAGTACTTTGCCAGCCCCTTCAGGCAATGAATTATCGATAAAACTCAAGACAATTTTCTCGACCTCTTCGTCGAGTTCTTCTTCGGTCATTTCCTGACAAGCTGCCGCCGTAATAATATCGTCGGCTTCATTACGGCGATCATTCCAATAGGTTTCATTAGAGTCGCATCTCATGCCACTTTCCTCCGTAATTTTTCCAGCTCTTCCATAAAGCTATCCATGAGGTCTCTTTCTTCGAAATACTGAACCGCCTCATTCATCGACCACTGGAGGGCGTCAAGCGCTTCTTCGAACTTCCCATCAATACGATTAATTCCATCAGGGAACGAAACTTCATTTATCCCGGCACAGTACTGTCGGGCAGTAACCACTGGTGCTAATACTTTCACAATGACCTCCGTTAAGCTGGAATAAGCACAACAATTGAAATAAGGAATAAGGCAATTCGGCGCTTCCATGCGCGTCGGTTTCTGACTGCTTGTGGTTTTTTGGGTATGACCATGCACCAATCGAATGAGTTTTTATGCATAAAAAGCCCTCGTTAATGGAAACGATGCGTTATTTTTGGGTTGGATTATTTAGAGGTTAAGGAAATAGCGTACTCAGATATTAAATCAGCGTGAATGTGTTTAGGCATTGTTATTATCTCCTAAATTATTTATTTTGATAGTATTATCCCAATCTAAAGAATAACCTTTATATCCAGTTTGTGTTACATACATACCATGAGGAGGTAACATATGTAATTTTTCTGTTATTTCCATTCTGCAATCATAAGTTCCATTATTAAATATTTCTTCTACCAATCCTTTATCACCATTAAGAAGAATAATTTTATGTCCAACTTTAAGTTGTGGGTAATAGTCTCTTTCAAGTTCTTTCTTTATATCATTTAATTCACCATCTGATATGCAATAACCATTTGGTATATTTATATACATCATTGTTATTCTCCTTTCGCTTTGGTAATAGCTCTTTTAGCTTGAGCAAGTAAGTCTTCAAATAGATCGTTGCCTTCTGCGCTAAATTGTGCCACTAACCTCTCTGCTATATAAAGTAAATCATAAGCGGCATTCTCTACAATATTATCTGGTACTCCTTGTTTAGCTGCAGTAGCTTTAATTGACAGAATATCACCACTTTTTAATGCAAATTGTAATACTTTTCGTTCATAGTAAAGATGCTCAGCCACCGCCTTTATTGCTTCATCAGTAATCTCCCTTTTATCCTTATTTGCAATATTTGTTTTAGTATTAATTTTCCCTTGAAAAATCTTTCCTGTTAGTGGTGAACACCATATTTTATGTTCTAATGACATTATCATTTTCCTATATTCAGGTAATAAAAAGCCTCGTATTGGCGAGGCTGGTGTTTGGTTATTTAATAAATAAATTTAAATAGCATCATCAACAAAAATACAAATATTGATGGAAATGCAAAGAATATAGCCAATATTGAAAATGTTATTTTGCTAAATTTTGTTTTAAATAAAAAAGCCAAAAGTATGAAGATTATCCCTATAGGAATAGTAATCCACCAAGCGAAACTAAATAGATAAAAATAAGTTTCAAAAAGCAAAACTATTGTTCTTACCACTTCATCCACACATATTCCCTCATGAATCCATTGTCGAATCCATGAATATATCAGAGTAACTCACCACAGCCCACTCGGAAATGAGCTGGAGTTAGTCAACAAGCAATCCCTATTTCATCCTGCGTAAGGTCACACCTGCTTTTAATTTCAAATCTCTTTTCGAGAAAATCGAATTTCTCATCACCATCCCAATAATCTAAAATAAGCTTTTGGCAAAATAACCCGGTATCCATAGCATTCTGAGCTCTTGCGAAATACATATAGGAACCAGCTAATTCATTTGATACTCGCGAAACTTGGTTTGCCGTTCTGTACATAATGACGACATGCTTTGATTTCATTATTTCCACACTAAACCCTCGCACTAACCCCGCCCGACTCCAATCGACGGCGGGATTTGGTTTTGGTTGAAACTGGTTTATTAGATGGAGCGCCGTTAACTGTCGTAATAAAGCTGGTTAATGCGTTAACAGTGTCGCGTTCCTGTTTGGTCATGCGTTGTTTGGGTTGACGGTTGTTCCAGAAGTCTTCTTTTCGCTGCTTCTGGATATCGTTGAAAATATTATCAAGAGCTAACTCAAGTCTGTCTTTCATGAATATTCTCCCGTTAATTGGCTTTGATGCTATGGCGATGAACACCACACCTCAAAGCCAACTGCACTTTGAACTAATACACGACTGAGCTTCATAACGAGTACGCCTTTACGGGCTGTTGCTTCGCCCGATTGCCTGAATGATTACCCGATACTCTGAGTAACTACCCGACGCGATTTCAGTTTGCTAGGGCTCGTCAGTTGCCTGTCGTGGGAGTTAGATTATTAAAGAGCGAACTTCCTTTTACGTTTGGCTCCTTGCCTTGGATGACTTAAATATACAAGTTTAACTTTATAAAAACAAGTATTACTTGTTTTTTAAGGTGAGATAAATGCCAATAAACTTTATATTTACTTGTTTTAAAAAGAGATTATTTTTTATGATTTGTTGTAAATGTGAGCAGGTTGGCGTTTATAGGAGGGATATTCTGAGGGAATTAGAAAGCCACCGTATTGGTGGCTAATCTCAGTAAGTTTAAATATTAGCAATCTAAAACGGAATACCAGAACATTTTACCAATAATGTTCACTTGGCTTTCATCGGCAATCTCATCTTCGTACTCATCGCGGTTATAACTTCTTATAAGTATCTTTCCGCTCGGTCGTCTATAAAGACACTTAAGTCTTTTCAGGCCATCTTGTTCAATTGCATACACTTTACCATCAATAACTCTCTTATTAGAGGTATCAATTCCTATTGCGGTTCCGTCTGGGATAACCGGCTCCATACTGTCACCTTTTGCCGGAAAGCAAATAATTGTCGAGCCATCACTGGGCGCACCAATTCTTCTTAATGTTGCTTTAGCGAATCTCAACTTAAACCCATTATGATCCACGCCAATACACCTTCCATCGCCGCAGGCTAACTCAATATCTTTTAAGAACGGGACTTCTACTTCATCGCCATCTAATGGGGTTTCGCTATCCCATGGTGCAATGCTTGACCACTCACTTTCGGGCGGAACTTGACCTGTATCTTTTTTGTGAGCTTCACCAAACAAAAGCCAATTCACATCAACATCAAGGACAGATGCCAATGCTACTAACCTTGATTTTTTGGGTTCTGTTCTTGATTCCCATTGCTGTACAGACTGTGGACTGATACCAAGCCTTTCAGCTAATTCAGCTTGAGTTAGTTTTTTTGCAAGTCGGGCTTGCTTAATTCTTTCATGCATAGTTTTCATGTCTCAAATATACAAGCGAGGCTTTTATTTTCATAGCAAGTGAAACTTTACTTTTTAAAGTATTTCTTGTATTTTGTTTTATAACTATTACCGAAGAAGGAAAATTCACATGAGTGCATTGGAAGTAACGATTAAAAAAGCTGGAGGGGTTCCAGCGTTAGCCCGGATATTGAATGTAAGGGATCAAGCTATTAGGCAGTGGATTAAAAAGGGTTATATCCCACCTGCAAGATATGCGCAGATCCACGAGAAACTCGGCATTCCTCTAACTGACTTAGTGAAAAATAAATAGTAATACCTGTTCTTTAACAATCTGCCCTCACGACAAGCTACTGGTGAACCCTAGCAAATCGAAATAGCGCCGGGAGGTAGGGCTACTCTCAGGCAATCGGGATTTTTATTCCGTAAAGGCTCACTCATCAACCAGCTTCAGTCGTTTAACAGTTAACTATCTCAGGATAGTTGATCTCTCTTTTTATTTTCTAAACAAAGTCTAACTGTCATTTCACTTTAGGAATTTTACCGATGGGAAAAGTAATGAACAAAATATCAATCAGCTATAACGGGGAATACATCGATATTTCCCCGATAACGATATCAACGGCTACGGAGATACTCAGACGCTTTAACATTAGCGAAATGTATACGACCTTCGGCATTGATACCCTTGCCGTGATGCCGACAGAAATCGATGAAGCTGACAGTGCTCTCTGCATATACACGAATGGCGATCACGCCACGGCTTTCCATCTCATGAATGCCTTTTTCATTGGATTGTTTCCATTGCTCGAAAGTCGCGGGTAATTTTTCTACATCAGTGAGGATATTTAAGAACTCATTGTATTGCGATTCATTTTTATAACAGAAAAAAGCAACAGCTTTTTGTTGATCTGACATGTCGAACCTCCTTTGGTTCTTAGTTGTGGAAAACAAAGAATAAATCGAATGATGGTTCGGCACCAGTGACAAAAAGAAAAACCCCAGTTGCTGTAACAACCAGGGCTTCTTTATACAGTTTGGAGTGTTGGTATCTCGATGAAGAAGAGGTATGCAAGCCCACTCTAAAGCCACCAACAACGAGGTAAGTATACATGAAAATCCGATTTAATGGTAGGGAGGCCGTATGAGTACAGCGGAGGTTTTTGATTTTAATGCGGCTAGAAAAAGCAGGAGCAACAGGATGGAGAATCAGAAATCTGGTTTCATCCCGTTGTACCGGAGCATCAGAAATAAACCGTGGGCTAAAGACGTTTTTCTCAGAACGCTGTGGGAAAATTTGCTTATGGATGCAGCCAGACAACCTTATACCGCTAATTTCAAAGGGAAAGTGTGGCACTTACAACCCGGTCAATTAGTCGTAACAGCGGCTGATCTGGGGCTATCTCTGTGTGACCGCAACGGGAAGCCAACCAGTCGTGATGCAGTAGAACGGATGCTGGCATTTTTTGTGAAAGAGGGAATGATTTCAATTGATGGGGAGAAGCGAAAAGGCAGAGTGATCACTATCACAAATCACAGTGATTATGTCGAAAAAATAGACAATTTACCCGCACATAAGGCCGCACATACAGCCGCACATGACGAACCCAGTAATAACGCGGCCTCAGAGCAGCACCCCGCACATGGAGGCGCACATAACCCCGCACATCATGAACAAGAATATATATTAGATACTAACGTATCTAATGATCGTCCGAGAAAATCTAAATCGTCTGGCAAGGTTAATCCTGATGCTGCTGTCAGTTCACCCAAAGGTGATAAGTGGGGAACTACCGAAGACCTGACTGCCGCTGAGTGGATTTATCAGAAAGTATTGGTTGTCAGGCCGAATACCAAAACACCCAATTGGGCATCATGGGCCAATGATATTCGGCTGATGAGACAATCTGATAACCGAACCCATGCGGAGATCTGCCACCTGTTCAAGTGGGCAAATCAGGATTCATTCTGGTACTGCAACATTCTGTCACCAACCAAACTACGGGAAAAATGGGACACGCTCGAAGCGCAGAGCACCCAACCCAACCGCAAGCAAATTGCCAACCCTAACCCAGAGTCAGTTAACAACTGGAACACTGCTGAGGCATGGGAGGAATTTCTATGAATCGTAAGCTGGTTAACGCCATTGCTAACCGTGATGGTGCGGCATTATCTCGCTTGTCAGAAGACCGTCAGCCGAGTAATCAACCGGTAGTGAACGAGAGCGCCGAACGATTGGTCAATGCGTTATTCAGGCAACTGAAACAGGTATTTCCTGCTGCAATGCAGACCAATCTACGGAACGAGTCAGACGAGGCATTGGCTAAACAGCAGTGGATTGCCGCATTCGCTGAAAATGGTATTCGCACCAAAGAACAACTGTCTGCGGGAATGCGTCAGGCTCGTGCGAGTGAATCCCCGTTTTGGCCTTCGCCGGGTCAATTCGTGCAGTGGTGCAAGCAGGGGGAAGCATTGACCGTTGGATTGCCAACCGAAGACGATCTTTACGAGATGTTCCGTAATTATTGTAAGTATCGGGGTTGGTGTGATGTCGAGTGGCAATCTAACGCCTGTTACTGGATGGTGACAAATATTCATGCCGAAATGTTACGACAGAACCTAACGGACTCAGAGGTGAGAAAACTCTGTAGCCGAGAATTAAAAACCATGGTTAAGCGGATTCAGGCAGGAGAAAAAATACCAGAGCCAGTTGTTCAAATAGAGAAAAAATACACACCTACCGACTCCTATGAATCATTAAGGCAGGTTTATTACCTGAAAGAAATGCTTAAGAAAACTGACTTAAGCTTTCATGAGTGGTTATGTGAGAGCAACAGAAAACATAAAAAGGGTTATTAACGAATGAAAATCAAAACAAGTGAGCTGACAGGTAAGGGGTTGGATTGGGCTGTGAGTATGGTTGTTAGAGAGGATGTTAATTTTTTAATTGAAATGTCAGACGTAATACCTGCATATTCAATTAGTTGGAATATGTGCGGGCTGTTGATTGATGAATATCTAGATAGCTTAACCCGTATGTGCATTGATTCCCCTTGGGTAGCATCTTGTAAAGCGGTAACAGTGGATGACGTTTCCATTTGGAAAGTGGAAGGAGGTCAAACACCACAAATCGCCATCTGTCGCGCTGTAGTTTCTGCAAAATTAGGCGACGAAGTTGACATCCCTGATGAACTACTGGAGGCAGAATGAAATACCAAATCACAGCCACCATCACCCGAGCCGGTGGATTACCTACTACGTGGATACGGAACTCAGATAAGAAACTCACCAAGAAAGAATGCGAGAAAATGGTCTCACCGAGGCGCAGGAATATGAACGCCGATATCGGTGTGGAGAAAGTGGAGTTGAGTAATTTTGTTTGTCGGAGGGTGGGAGTATGAGTG